GTATCTACGGATTTTATTAAATCATTTTCATTGTATTTAGGATTTGATAATTTACCAAAAACAACACCATCTAATTCATTTGCATCATTAAATTGATATGAATTTACACTTGTTTTAGACACGACTAAAGACCCACTTTTACTTATACCATCAAGTAAACTCAAATTTTTTAATCCAGATGTTTTCAATCCTGCCATATTAATTACCTAAAATAGTAAATGTTAATTTATCATCGTAATATTTTACATCACCATCCATATCAACTTTAAATTCTAATTTGTAAACTCTACCAGTTTCCCAATTAGATAGATTTAAATTTATATAGTTTCCATCGGAATCACAACTTATTTTAGAATATTCGCTAAATGGAACTATAATATCATCCGAAGCAAAATCTTTAATTTGATAATATGTTGTTTGTGGAAGATATTTTATATCACTATATGAAAATGAATTTGTAAAAGTTTTTACAGGATATAATTCTCTACCCACTACCCTTATTTTTGGAATACTATTCTTTTTATATTCACTTTTGAATGATTTAACACTAACCTTAATATCATTTGAAGTTAATGCGGATAATGAACCTGTTATAAAAGATTGGTCATCCCAACCTATTCTAATCTTTGGTTGATATATTGTAAATGTTTCTTTACTGAATAATCTTAGTATTCCATAATCTTGTGTATCACTTTCTATATTTTCAGGAAACAGTGTTGAGTTAGCAAATTTTAGCATTAATCCATCATTAGGAATAGAACCACTCATCCAAAGTTTAAGCATTGGTTTTACATCCATATCAATATCACCTCTTTCATAGTTAAAATTTTGAGATGCGCTATATTGTGTCCACCAAGTTCCACCACTACCATCATTTATACTTGCGGTAGTATATGAATTAAAATCATTATCTAACCAATTTAATTTAGTATCACCTTCTCTATAATTCCAAGTTACACCTTTTGTAGTTATTGTATCAAATCTAGTACCTATACCCATTTCCCAACTACCAGATATTGGATTTGCATAAATTGTATATTCTAATGGTATTTCTTCTGATTGCGATTCTTTTAATAGCAAACGAGCATCACTCATACGAATTGTACCATTATATAATGATTGAGATAAGAATCCCACATCAAACTTAAGTAAAGCATGTGATACATCTTTTACATTACCATAGTAAACTTTACTTACTTCCAATATCTCATCAAGCCCAGTATTTTGATTGGGTTGTTGTAGATAAATCGATGCATCTTTTGATGCTGTTAAAAAATAATATGCCATTAGCGTGCCCTCCCTTTTATATCTGAATTAGGAAACTTAACTTCAAAAATAGAAGGGTCCAATGATGGATACACCACTTTATTTTTAGTTGCTGCTTCTATATTATATGAATTTGCAGAATATTGACCTCCGCATTTATTAACTATTTGAAGTCTTGTAACAGAAGATACACCTTCAATATTTGCAAGTAACACTTCCAGTTCACTTAAATTAATTGTTTGGTTGAAAGTCCAATTATCTATATTAAAATATTTTTGCAATTCTAATATACATTTGGTAACTACTTCTGATTTATTATCGTTTCTATTACACACTACTTCAAAATCAACCCCAATATTTATTATAAATCCATCCGAAAAATTAACACCATCCGTAAGAATTTTATATTCGTTTAAATATGTTTTTAAGTTTTCTTTAACTGCTCTATTAATTGGAGATAATCTTCCAAAATTATCCAATCCTAGCATATATAGGTTTATAGCAAATGGATTATTTTTTTCATTTTCATTTGAGGTTTTACCAATTAAAAATTGTGTAATTTCTGAAGTAACTGCTGCTCTTGTCGGTTCACTTGATTCAGGTCTTTCTATAAATCCCATAACCAAATCGGTAAATTCTTGCAAAACATTTGGAGATGCTAATATCGATGATGGTGAATTATTATCCAATTTACCATCAGCAGTTGCATAACATTTAGAAATTGCTCCATATTTTGTTGGCATTGATAATGCTCGTATTTGATAATCTTTTGAAGTAACTGCTCTATTTTGTGAACCAAAATTACCCAAAGCATTTTGTCTAATTTCTTCAATTGTTTCAGGACCTCTACCACCAGTTGCTGGTATTTTGTTTGTAACTGCTATTGAATTTTTTAAACTATTATATGTTCCTATTTGGGCCGTATTTAAATCAGAGTACTCATTATCAAACTCAATAGATGTTATTTTTGTAAGTTGGTCAGATTCTACGTTAGAGGCCACACCACCACCTGTGTAATACTTTACTGTAATTGTTGTGTTTGATGGTGATATACCGTAAGCTTTTGTTTTTAGGAAATTAGTTGGGTCAAATGATTCTTCTAATCTACTAATAGAGTTTGGTAATCCTAATCCAACATTTTTAAGATTTGGAATTAATTGTTCATCATTTGCATTTGGGTCACCGGCTCCAAATTGTATAGTTGTAGTTAAATCAGCGTTTACTTTAGCTACAAATCTTCTTGGAGTTTTTAAAGTTTTTAAAATAGAAGGAACACTTTCTTTAAATTGAGCTAAATCAGGATCATTTAATTCGCTGTTAGGGTAATCTAAAAATACCATTTCTTGTGCTAAATAAGGTACTTCATAATATTTGTTATTATTAGAATCTCTTACATCATATACTTCTATTATATTAGTATTTTCCAAAGTTATATTTGCAAATGGACTATATGAACCAAAATCAAAAGTAGCTTCTTGTGGAACTGCAGATATAGCTTGTACATATTTTTTAACAAGATATAGAGTAGGGTCTCCTGTATTTGCATCTCTTTTATATATTGTAATTTCTCTATTACTACTATCTTTAAAATCTATAACATCAGTTGTTATAAACTTTATAGATTCATCTTTAGATTCGATTATCATTCCCTGCTTTATTCTCAACAAATATTTACTATCTATAATGTTAGATGCACCAGTTCCAACCGCTGGTACAAGTTGATACACTTCTATTGTTGTTGTTGCAGGTGATGTTACTTTTGGTTTATATCCTAAAAATTGTGCTAATGCTATTACATTTTCTTGGTCTTCGGCTGTTGTTAATAGTGATTCTTTAAACGTATCATCTACATAATATGAAAGAACATCTCCTATATAAGATGCCATCTCAATAAACATCATACCAGGAGATGCTTCCGTAAAATCCGTATTTGTTTTTGGAAAATATGTTTTTGCAAACTCAATAAGATTATCTTTAAATGCAGAAAAATCTTTATTAAGATACTTTATATCTTTTCCGCTATATGTTTTATTATTAGGTAATGAATTCATATTATGGTGCTATTTGTTGTACGTTAAATGATACCAAACCAGAGTTACCAGTATTTTTACTTCTAAATTTCAATGATATATTTACGGAATTTTTATCTTTATTTTCGTTACTCATATCAACATCAATTTCTTCAATACTTACATTTGGTATATATCTTTCAACCGAGTTTGTTATTATATCTTGAATTTTATCTTCAAAGTCTTCCGTAATTGGTTCAAATAATAAAGTCTCTACACCTGCACCAAATAAAGGATTCATCAATCGTTCTCCTCTTTTTGTTAATAATAAATTTTTTATATTAGATTTAAGTTGGTCTATTTCTGTATAATTTTGCTTAAAAGCAACAGTTGCTATTTGAATTGGTAGAGCTAAACCAATTGCATAATCTTCATAATCTTTAGTCTCTAATAAAGGTTTTCTACCTAATATAATTGCCATTACTTCTTCTTAAATCTTTTTACAAGTTCAGAATAATCTCTATTCAATGCCTTATCCAATTCAGCTACTCCAGTTTGTACACCCAATCCAGTTGGTTGAGGTCCTCTAGCTAAATCACCATAACCCATTTTCTCAGCTATTGCAGTTCTACCTACAATTGAACTCATATCACCTTGTCCAAAATTCATTGTTCTAAATCCACCATCACCAGTTGCGGGTGCCATTGCGGTTTCATTTAGAATTTGATTAATCATTGGGTTTTTACTAAATTGCTTTGTAGGTGCTACTTTACTTTCAATAGATTCTACTAAAGTTTCATCTTCCATCATAGCTTTAGCCATTGATAATCCAGTACTATTTGGTTTAGCAGGTTGTTTTCCTTCTGCTATCATTTTTTTCATTTCAGTCCTTACAGTTTCCTTAATTAATGCAGGTAATTGTTCTTTCAATTCCTCTTTTATTAGGATTTGTATGGCTTTTAATAGTTTATCAGTATTCATACTTCCTTATTTGTTATGTTTATAAATATTTGAATTGTTATTTTTGAAAATTATGCAGAAAATAAAGAAGCTTCTTCATTTCTTCTTCGTTGTAAACCCTCACGATACCTCTCTGGGGTTACAGGTCCAGCTTGTATTTGTGTTACAGCTGAACCAAAGTTTCCTGCTTTAAGAGCGGTTGCTATACCTACTCTCAAACTACCAACATTATAAACATAACTTAGTAATGCAGCTTTTTGTCTATCATTTAAAGAGTTAAAAGTTGCTTCCGGTATTTGATAATCGGCGTTTCCCACTAATCTATTTTTAAATGTTGTACTAACTTCATATTGTAACATCTTAAGTGCGGCTTCAACAGTAGTTCTATCACCATTAGCTGGTACTTTTTCACCAGTTTGTTTATAATATGATGGGTCAGGTAATACTTTTCGTACTTTACCATCACTTCCAATAATATTTTCAGTACCAAACCCTAATCGATATGCGTTTACATCCCAAGTTGCCCTTTCTGTAAATCCTTCATTTTTCCCTATAAATTTAGCAGCTATTGTAATCCAGTCTGCACTTAAATCTAAATCACCCAAATCAACCGGGCCTCCCGTACCTCCACTTTGGAATCCACCACCTCCCCCACTTCTAAATCCACTAACAAATGGTTTACCAGTACTAAAGTTATCAGCTGATACAGTTACTCCAGAACCTTGTATTAGTATTTCTTCAGATTCTTTTAGGAATTTCTCAAAATCGTCATCAATTTGTTCTTCGGTAATTCCGGTTTGAATATTTTCTTCTTTTGTTGGTCTTACCGAATTATGGTCCGCTACATCCTCTTTTGGTTTAAAATCATCCTGAGTTACTACATTACTTTTAGTTGATGGTGAAATGAAATATCCTTTCCAATTTATAATACCAGGTCCCGGTACTTGAACTGGTGATGGTGGTGGTCCAGCTGCATATAAAGATACAGTGGATATAATACCTTCAACACTATTTAAATGAGAAGTTGCGTATGATATAAATTCATCTACGATTAAACCTGTGTTATTTGTTGGATTTATTGCTGCCATATTATTAAATTCTTACTATCGCTTGAACACATGCCATATTTTTAATACAATGCGATTTTATTCCTCCGCTTTTATTACCATCAACACCCCACCAAAAGCCACCATCAATTTTCCAAAATATTCCTATATGATTTGATGCACCATCATTATCATTCGGCCAATCATAAATTATAGCATCACCCGGTTTAGGTATATAGTTTTTATTTTCAGGAGCTTTCATATCCACATATCTGCCCGAATCAATTGCCCATAATGTCCATTGTGGTACACCAGGCCAATAAAAATGTCTTGCTGTGGTTGATAATTGTCCTTTATAATTAGGACTAAATTTAAGTACGTTTTCAACATCAAATCCAGCTTCCGCCCACCAAGTTGTAACCGTACACGCACACCAAGCAAATCCAGTACCACCACCCCATTTTCCATTTCCAAATGCCTGTATTGCTTCAATACGAGGATGCCCCCTATCTAGTCCAACTTCCTTTACATTCTGAGAAGCATCATATAATGCAAGTTCTACAACTTTTTGACCTACTGTAGCATTACCACTAAAATTGTTAAATGGTACATAAGGTGCTCCCGAATAGGAGCCTCCACCACCACTTCCACCACCTGCTTTAAATCCACTAACAAATGGTTTACCAGTACTAAAGTTGTCAGCAGATACAGTTACCCCAGAACCTTGTATTAGTATTTCATCAGATTCTTTTAGGAATTGCTCAAAATCTTTATCTATTTCTTCTTGAGATTGGGGAGGGGTTACTAATCCTGTTTGATTTTGGACAGGTGGTGTTGGTGTAGTTGGAGTTGGAGTTGGAGTTGTGGTTGTGATAGGAGTAGTTGGAGTTGTGGGTATTGGTACACCGGGAACTCTACCTAATATTGCATCTGCAACAGGAACTTCTGTATTATAGTCTTTATTTTCTTCTAATATAGCTGTAAATTTTTTTATTGCATCCAATGATGTCGTTGCAACTAATTCCTTACCCTCTGCGATAAATTGATTATATTGTTCTATTTGTTTTTCTAATCTTTCTTGATATTCTATTCTTTTTTCAGGAGTTAATTCTTCAGAAACATCTACAATTGGAGATGATGTTGGTTGTTGCCAAATACCAGGATTTGTAACTATATTTTGAGTTACACTTAAATTTACAGTTGCTTGTATAGCTGGTGTGATTGGTAGTGGAGATGTTGCCATAGTAGCACCTGCCCAATATGCTTTAACACCAGCACCCATTTCTCCAACTAAATCGTATGGAGTTGGAGAATTCACTCCTTTTTGTAAAGCAGAAATAAATAATTGTTTCATCATTTCTACATTTCCACTTACCAATGGTATTTTATGTTGTGTATCAAATCCTCTTTTTACAGCAGCATCATATTCTTTGGCATACGATTCAGCAACAACATTTATATCAGCAATTCCTTCTGGACTATTTGCTACTCTTAATATATTTTGTTTAAACGTTTCCCAAGACATTATTTAGTTATTTTTTTCGCATTCCCCAACTTTCTAAATTTGGAATTTCTCCTTTATTACTTTGTATGAATAATTCAACAGCCCTTTCTTCGGTAACTTTACCACCTTTAAAAGTAAGTGCACCAACCCCATCTGCTTCTCTCTCACCCACAAATAGCATAACAGATATACGCTTACCATCCCATTCATATCTATATGATAAATCTCCTTTTGGTGGAGCCGGTCTAGGTGCTGGTGTTGTTACAGGTTCTGCTTTAGCGTATTCAAATTTCTTTTCTTCTTTTTGAAATGCTTTTGGTTCAGGTGGTGTTTTTGGTTTAAACTTTTTAAGTTCTTTAAATGCAGGCTTCTTTGGAAATTTTGGTAAATCCGGAATACCTAAAGAATTTTTTAATCCTTTTAATAATTCACCAACATCACCTTTTAAATCAGAAAAAGCTCCTGCAAGTTTTCCAGCTGCTGCATTAGCTTGCCCAGTTGCTGCATTAGCTGCTCCCTTTGCTGCTGCTTTTCCTGCTTCGGCAGCTTTACTAGCTTCTACTCTTTTATTTGTATTATCTACCATTACGCTGTTTGATTTAATTTACTAAGTATATCATTTAGTTTTGAATGTATCTTTCCAAAATCAGGTTTGTTTTTAGGTCCTATTGCGGTTGGTCCTGATGGCGTTAAAAATTGCATATCTCCAATAGCTTGTATTAACTCACTTAGGATTTCAACTAACTTTTGTCCTTTAACCATAGGCTCTAAATCCTTACTACCTAAAAATACAGAACCGTTTCCAGCAAATATTTGAAAATCTCTATCGTTTGTTACAAAACTTATATTATCATTTACACTAACATTCATACCAAGTCTTGTATCAACTGAAAATTGTCCATCTGATATAAATCCAACATTACCTTTTGCATAGAACATCATTTCCGCGTTTTTTGCAGATAGGATAATTCTACCAGAGTTTATTAGAGCTTGCTCCCCTTTTAAAATTTCAGGATATGGTTTAAATGATTTTGGTTGCGTTTGAAAATCAGTACTACCTTTACTATCTATTGTACCAGGAATAAATGGTAATACATATTCACCTGAACTTAACACTATGGATGAACCATCTCTGTTTATATCTTCGGCTATACTACCAGAAGTTGCTGAATTTATTTGAGTTAATGGTGATTCGCTATTTCTAATAATTAAATTAGGTGCAAACGATTTTGCTGGATTGTTAAATGCCGAAAATCTTATACTTTGTCCAAATCTAGATTCAATAAGAGTATCACCTTCATATAATGTTAATCTATGTATATTTACTGGTCTAAAATAAGAACCATATCCATTATAATTTTTGGATGATACTCCATCCGAAGTACTTCTAGCAGTATTGGTAGTTGCAACTTTTTCATAATTTTCAAGTTTATCGTTTTCCGAATACTCTTTAATATCATTATCAACTCCTCCAAACTTTTTTGTTATTGTATCGTACGCACTACTTAAGTTTTTATTACCAGATACATCCGATGTTATTCTTGTATAAAAATATCTACTACCAACTTTTGTAATAGAAACCAATTCATTTTTTAATGGTAAATCTATAAAGTTTTTTTCAAATGGATATGCGACTGGTAATTGCGTATCATCCACTGCTATAAGAGGTGATAACATTCTAAATGTTACCCCACCAATATCACTAGCATCTTTGTATTTAGGATGAGTACTATCCAATATAATACTATAAACAACTGCTGTGTTTTCTGTTGTTTGTATTGTACTTGATTGTGATGTTGACTGATACCTGTTGCGCATATTATTTCATTTTCTTTTTTAAATCCTCCAACTCAAACTCCAAATCATCTACTCTCTCAACCTCTTGCTTAGTTTCTTCTAATTCTTTGAGTAGTTGATTTTTTTCAAATTCAGTTAGGAATCCATCTTGTCCTTCGGTTTTCTTTTCAGATGCTATAATTTTAGTTGCAATTGTTGCAAGTTTAACCAATTGGTCATCGTTCTTTACAGAACTATCAATTAGTGAGGATAGGATAGGTCCTACGCTTGCCACATCCCCAGCATGCTTAATCATTTTTTTAAGTTCTTCTATTAAACTACTTATCTTCGCTTTCTTTGAAGTTTGATTGTTGTAGATGTCTTCGAAAAGAGAACTTAGATTCTTTCCTTTAAATAATTCGAATTCTGTTGACATATTGATATATTTACATTTTGTATGTATATAAATATGATTCTATTAAAATGTTGAAATTAAACTGGGATTACTTCAATAGTAATCTTAGGTTGGTATCCTTCAGGTAGTTGTCTATTAATGCCCTTGAATTCGTTTACTTTGTTCTTAAAGTATGTTATTTGTAATACCTTATCGGTTAGGTTCATTACAGTTTGAGATGATGTAGACATCTCTTTTGTATCTCTTTTCATATTCAATTGAGGTCTTTTTGGAAAGTATTCTTTTCTCATAGCTTGTGCTATTCCTTTCCAATCATTTACCTTATCAACTGATTTCTCTGCTGATATTTTTCTCATTTTTGAACTTAAATATTTTTCACCATGCGTATATCCGGCATCGGTAAACATGTGTCCGTGATTTGTACGAACAACAGGTGATTCGGAGTTTTGAAGTTTAACATCAGGCTTATGCTTTGATGTAGTTTCAATACTAACCATGTGTTTTGGGGATGATACGAATGTATGACCTTTCAAAGATAATCCACTCTTACCCTTATATGATAGTGCAGCTCTTACTGCATCCATTAGGTTTGGTTGTTTGATTATGTTTCTCATCTTATCACCATCAGGTCCTGGCTTTCCAGCTTTTTTTACAAGCTTTGCTTCAGCTTCATCATGTCCAACTAATAGTGCAGAGTTTACTACACCTATTCCGTTTTCATTTAGTCCTTCACTCCAATCGGTTATTAAATCATGCAGATATGCAACTTCTACACCATCGATAATAGTGTGTACAATTTCTAAAGATGGGTTATATGCTCTATCTCTATTTTTAGCTAGGATGAACTTATCATTTATTTCCTTAGATACAATAATGCACTCTGAAAGTTTCATTTTTGTTATTGGATATATGCGTTTAATTCGTATGAGTTTTTCATACCGTAAACTTGAATCTGAAGTTTCTTTCTTTGAACCTTACCATCTTTAGATAATTCAATACTAAATTTATTAGTCTTACCTTCCGATGGTTTTCTAGGACCCATTCCTATTTGTCTAAAAGAATCATCATCATTTATTTCGTATCCTTTTTTCTCTGCGTATTCTTTAGCTGCGTTGATAGCTGATGTGTATGATTTGTGATATACTTCGTAATCCGATTTTGCTTCCGTTACCGATTCTTTTACAAATTTACCATCTTTATCGGCTACATAGTAAGCAACCATATTATATGAACCACCTCTTTCCTTTTCAAGTTTTTCTACTGCTTTCTTAGCGTCTTTATATGATGAATAAGAATCTTTAAAAACGCCCGTACCTTGGCCTCTACCTTTATTATATCCTACATGATACAATCCTTCACTTACTGATTCTTCTTTATTTATTTCTTTACCGGCTTTAACTGCATCTTTATGTGCATCGGAATTACCATGTGCAGGTTTTTCACCTCTAGCTCTTTTAGCTCTAATGTTTGCCCATAAACCCGGCTTTTCTTCGTTTAATAAATCTTTTAGCTTTATCATATTAAAACGCTTTATTTAATTCTTTGGCCGCATCATCTCCGTATTTTGATTTGAATTTATCTGTCAAATCTTTTAAAATACTACTTCTATATTTAGAAACTTCGGATGGCATAGAACCTTCAATATCATGTATTGTTTCAATTGCTTGTAATAATTTAAGAGCCTTTGTATTATTTAAAAATGTTGCTAATTCGATTACAGCACCAGTATGGTCGTTTCTATCAGTCAATTTAGCTACCTTCTCTATAATTTGCGTAGTATCCTTTACTTCGTTTACTTTAGGTTTTCCGGTTACAATACCCATTAATTTTATCATCTTATTTCTTTACTTTAATTTTCCAATAAGTACCAAATCCAACATAAGGTGAGAATGAACCATTAGTTCCATCAATTGTTCTATTGTTTACACCTAAATTAAATTGATAAATTTTATCCTTTTTAGTCTTAAGGATTAAACCAGCTCCAACTGCTGATACATAATCTTCTTTGTTAAATCCAGCATTCAAACCATAATATAATTGAGTTTTTGCAGGCTCTTTAACAATCATAGTTTCTTTGATAGTTCTTTGTTTAACACTTGCGTTGAAAGTTCTACCTAAGATTTTGTTTTGTGAAATTGTATCGGTTACAGCCACAGTTCCTAATGAATCAGGCAATACTAACACATCCTTATATAATACTTTTGAATAGTAATCTTTTAATAATGCGGCTGTATCAATTACCGCTGGGATTAGGACTTCCTTTTCAACAATTGTTTCGTGATATATATCTTCACCTTTTTTAGTCACAACCTTAGTTTTCACAATATCAACAGTATCTATTTCGTGCTTAATTACTTCATATTTTTTACCCTCAATACGGATAGTTCTTCCACCCGGCATAACTCCACCCGGATTAAACCATTGTAAAAGGATGTAAATTACCAAAGCTGCTATGGCAATATTTTTAAAATTAACAAATTTTTTCATAAGACTAGTTTTTATGTGTATAAATATTCATTTATTCTAAAATACCATCTTTGACCCAATTTGGAAGTTGTGTAGTAAATTAAAATTAGGTTCGAAGCTCATTGCACCTCTATATGATGTAGATAATCCAAATCTTTTACTTATTTTGTAGTCATATCCCAATCCTATAATTGCACCAGGCGTTCTACTTACAGAACTATTACCAGTCATTGTATTCCAAGCTATTGGAGATTGCATTACAAATAATTGAGGGGTTAGTGTAACTTTTCTACTATATTGATATGGTTTCATCCAAAATCCAACGGCCGATGCACTTAGTGATACATCATACCCACCCTCACTCATTCTTGGCATCATTAAAGTTATAATACCAACATTATATCCAAATGTTCCGTATTTGGGATGTGGTTTAATATAAGTGTACCCATTAAGATTCATTAAAGTTCCTTTAAGGTACGCAAATGTAGTTCCGTATGAATGTATAGCATTTAGTTTACCCTCCTCAAAATCCATCTTAGTGATTCCACCTGATAGTGCAAATTGATTCATAGTACTCCAAATAAGTGCGGTAGCTGAATATGATTTATCTCCCATTAACGATGAACGAGAAACTCCTACACTCATCATTACAGCATATTTACCTTCCATATCTTCAGTACCAGCCAAATCAGATGCTAACATCATTGGATTTGCTACGGATTTTTTCTTCTCCTCTTTTTTCTTTTCTTCCTTCTTCTCCTCTTTTTTTTCTTCTTTAGATTCTTCCTTTTTTTCCTCTTTTTTCTCCTCCGATTTAGATTCTTCTTTCTTTTCTTCGGATTTACTTTCAGACTTTGATTCCTCCTTTGATTCCGATTTAGTTTCAGATTTTGATTCGGATTTAGTCTCCGTTTTGGTTTCAGTCTTAGTTTCAGATGATGAACTGCTTGAGCTTGATGAACTACTACCAGAACTGCTTCCAGAACCTCCAGAAGTACTGCTTCCTGATGATGAAGATGCCGGTGGTGGTGTAGAACTAGCTGATGAACTTGCTGCCGTTGATGCGGATGAAGAAGCGGCAGATGATGCTGATGAACTTGCCGCAGAACTTGCTGCAGATGAAGCGGCTGAACTTGCTGCAGAAGCTGCGGCAGATGATGCGGCTTGTGATGTTGCTTGTGCTACTGCATTAGTTACCGTTTGTTGAACAACCTGATTAGTTGGACACCCCATAGTTGAGTATGCCGTATATGTTGCGGTTATAAAAAGTTGAACTGCGCCCGCCATTACTTCTTGCGGTGAAAATACTCTTACCTGATTATAGAATGAAACTGTTGCGTACCCATTTGTTATTGTAGTAGTAGCAACTTTAATTTCACCAGTACATTTATCCTTATAAGTTTGGGTATAAGTTTGTCCTATCGCTTCCGTAGCGAATAATGACATAACAATTATCGTTAAACCCAATATCCATTTTTTCATTAAAAATTATTCAACCCAATACCCAATTGTGAATAACCTCTTATTGGGTCAGTATCAAACTTCAAACTAAACCATTTGAAATCTTTTATGAACCCGAATTTAATTGATGTAAAATTTGTATTTGATTTTGGGAAAGAAATACCACCTAAAGCATCTCTACCTTGGTATCTTAGAATTTCATTACCAAATCCAATCATACCATGCACACCTAACTTACCAAATCTCTTACCAGCTCCCAAATATACTGTATATTCTTTTCTGAATAGTTCATCACTAATAGGAAAATCTGCGGTAGCTATATTACCATAAGGAAAATATTGATTTCTATCTATATCATAAGTCATTACATAATCCATAATGAAATATCCTTTAGTTCCACCAATAGTTCCCCAAAAGTTAGCTTGCTTATTATTAGTTTTACCTAAACCAGCCTGAATTAATAATGGTTTTACTACAATCGTATCTCTTTTACCACCCTCATATACTCTAACTACACTTCTTCTCCTCCATCCATAGTTATCATACCAAATATAAGGATATGGTTGATACCATCCCCAAGTTCCCCACATTAATCCGTATGGATTTGTTGGAGTTGCTCTCCATCTTCTTGTTAAAGGTTGTTGAGGTATAGGTTGACCTGGTCTGATTGGTTCGGTTTGTGTTCTCCAATTACTTACATCGTTTCTTTGTGGAGCGGATGGTTGTATTGATGGTGTAGACCTTTGTGCTTGTGGTGGATTCGTTCTCCAGCTACTAACTTGTGAGAAAGCTAGTGTTGGGATAAATGCTAATAAAAATAATAGGTTTTTCATAGGTATATTATTTAGTTACCTATAAATATAAAAAAAGGGAGTATTACCTCCCTTTTAATTTTAATTTCCTTTAGATGGGAATCTAGTCCATCCATTAACCCATATTGGTTTATCTAATTCAGGTATTACAACATCTATCTCCTTATTACTCTTTGAAAGTGCTAATGTTTTCAATTGGTCATTTGTTAAGATTGTGGTTGCTTTACTGATAAAGTTTAGAGTAGGATTGAGTGTTCCTACTGAATTGTTTTCAAATACTGAAACTCCATCTTTTACGAATTGTGCAGTTTCATTACTTTCCAAACTCAATCCACCTTTCATCCATCCCCAAATTACACTATTCTTCATTGTGAATTGCGTTGCTCTCCTAAATCTTAAACCTAAGTTATGATTTGCTAATGCAGTTGATACATTAGGTCCAACTAAAATCATATTGAATAGTTTTGGATGTGTGTATGGAGTTGCAGTTGAACCCGTTCCATCGTTATCACACTCAATACCATTTCCGGCATCTCCGTTATCTACGAATTGTGGGTCTCTCTTTGCTACACCATTTGTAATAGTTCCGGTATATCCAAAATCAAAATCAAAATCATCATCTGCGGTTGCAAATGCATATAAGTTTTTAGCATTTACAGTTCCACCAAAGAATTCAAATGCATCATCGTTAGCGTAGATAGTTTGAACATTCTCAATGATTGTTCCACTACCAACACCACCCAATGTTAGTGCGTTGATTTCAGAATTTGGCATTGCTGCAATTCCGGCATATTCAATACGCACATATTTCATTACACCACTATTATCTAAATCGTTTGTCCCACCATAAGGTCTTCCAATACCACCTTCGATAGTTGGTTCTGATGTTCTATTGGTTTTTGCTCTACCCAATATCACAATACCACCCCAATCACCTGGAGTTCTTTCACCTGCTGGTCTGCCTGATGTAAATATGATTGGTTTTGTTGCAGTTCCTTCCGCAATTATTTGTGCACCTCTTTCGATACACAATGCACCCTTCTCACTAATATCAGAAATGATTGTTGTTCCAGGTTGAATGATAAGTTTAGCACCATCGACTACATAAACATATCCTTTCAATGTCCACACCTTATCTGATGTTAAAGTTGTTGTTGTGTTAATAGTTCCGGTTAATGTTGTTGTTAATGGAATGTTTATAGGTGCATCATCTCCACCCAATTCTTTTTGGCAACCGAATAATCCTAAAATTAAAATAATTCCTAATAGTTTTTTCATAATGTTAAATTTAATGTTAGTGAAATTGTTTGTTCGTTGTTTGTTTTTATTAGATTTCTGTTTTGTAACTTTTGATAATAGATTGATGATTGGCCAAATACATCACCTACTGCCAATTTTATTTCTCCGTTTTTGAGTTTATGTAAAAGAGTTATATCCAATACATCTCTGCTATTTTCAAAGATGTCTGGGTAACCCTGAAATCCTACTGCTGATATTCTATCACCTACTCTATTGTAAGTTATGTTAAGTGTGTTTTTATTTTTATGAATATTAACCCCACCATTTATTACATAGTTTGATTGCCCTTGTAATTGTCTTTTTACTCCATTTACGTTTACGTCAGAATTCATCACCGAAGTGTTTGTATATACATCTAACCAACTCATTACCTTTTTACGAAACTCCAATTCAACACCATAAAGAAGTGCATTATCAGGGTTTGTATAAGTTAAAAGTAGATTAGATGGAACTGAACCATCTGCTACTATTTGCTCTATCGGTCTAATGAATTGTTTACCAAATACGGATACTGAAATATTCTCTCCTGCTTTTGGATATAGTTCCCATTTCAAATCTACATTATATATGTCAGATTTTTCCAATTTAGAATTACCTAATATTTGTGCGTTTCTTACAAAATCATAATAAGCAAAATTAGCTACTTCTCTAAATTCAGGTCTTGCTAATGTTTTACTTAATGAAAATCTATACTTTGTTTTTTCTAAATTGTAAGAAAGGTTTAGTGATGGTAAAAGGTCTAAATACTCTCTATTCACATTTACTTTCTGTCCACTAAAATCTGCTGTATTAACATTGAATAGATTATACTCACCTCTTATACCTGTATTTAGTTTCCACTTACCCCATTCGTTTTCATACATTGAGTAAAGAGAACCTAAATCGAAATCAGCAGTATATCTATCAGTATTGTTTGTTATCTCATCCAACATATCAGTTGAAAGGTATCTGAATATTCTTGCATTAAATCCTCTAATCTTTTTTAAATAACCACCACCAACTTTAATGTTACCAAACGATTTGTTAATGTTACCATTGAAACTATTCTCATCCATTACACTCCAAAAACGATATGTATCTCTCCATGCGGTAGCATAAGGTTCGTTTACACCTAATGATTTTGTAATTGGATTTACTCTATAATCAGGTTGTTCTCTGAATATAAAATTATACCCTAAGTTAAAATCCCAATCTTTAAGTTTACCATCTAATTGAGAATTGATAACAACATTATTAATATGGTTAGATGAATTACTTAAAACATTCTGAACATTATCAAAGTTATCACCACTACGGGTTAGGTATGTATCATCCGCCTGATAGTTTATTAATGTTTTCCAGCTATATCGATTCTCACCTAAATAAGTTAAGTTTAATAAACCATTTGTGGAAAATCTTTTTGTATATAAAATATCTTTATAATCGTATGCTAATTCAGTTGATGATTGATAATCCTTTCTCTCAATATTATTTAGGGTGAATGTGTTTCTTACAGTTGAACTAAATAAGGAATTGAATTTTCCTTTTGTATAACCAAACGAAAGACCTCCATTTAAGTTTGGAGTAGATGTAAAAGATTCTTCCGTTGGATTGCCGAATTGCTTTGTAAACAATCTCTTATCACCATTTCCACTAATACGATATTTGTAAGTTGATGGGAATGTGGAAGGGAATTTGGTAGCTTGAACTAACTTGAAACCTTTCGAAGTTGAAACCGAACCCCAACCACTTCCCAATGAGATATTGAAGAAATTATCGGATACTTCTTTTGTTGTAATCTGAACCAATCCACCACTCCAATCACCAGGCTGATTTGCGGATGCTGATTTAGAAACTATAATATTATCAATTAATGCGGTTGGGATTATATCAAATGAAAATGCTCTCCTATCAGGTTCGGTTGATGGTAGAAGTGTTTTGTTTAAGATAGCAGAGTTGTATCTATCTGCCAATCCCCTCACCAATACAAACTTATCATTTTGGATTGTTACACCACTTACTCTTTTAAGTGCATCGCCCACATTTCTATCGGGTGTTTTTTTAATGAATTCTATTGATACTCCATCCGATACTACATTACTATTTCGGATTGTTCTTACTACTGCTGCTTCAGTTACTTTTTGAGGTGCTGCTCTAACAACAACTTCTGATAATTGTTTTGCATCATCCACAAATACAATATCAAATGTAGTATCTGATGTTAGGTTTATTTGATTTGTGTAAGTGGTATATCCAACATAAGTTGCTTTGATTTGATATACACCTGATTTTAGGTTGATTTTGTATTCTGCGTTTTCGTTTGATATGGTAGAAAACTTATTACCATTCACATCTTCAAATATAATGTGAGAAAAATATATTTTTTCCGAGTTTGATTTGGTTACACCATTTACATTTACTTGTGCGAATGAAAATATTGGTAACAATAACAAAATAAAAAAGAAACGTTTCATATAGTTTGAGTTAGTTCCCCAATAACTATACTAACGCTTCTTTAAAAAAGTTAATTCAATATTAACAAATTATGAAGAAATTCCACATAATGTTAGGAATTCATCAGCATTATGTATTACATCTTCTGATTTGAATTTTCTTAACATAGCTTCTGCTATTTCCTTTCTATTATTCATATCATCTACCATACGAAGAATTTCAGCAACACCAACAACCATATCTCTATCGTTTTCATGTCCCTGTCCTACTTCTACTTCGTTGATTAAACTACTTAATTTTATCATTTTATTTTGGTTTTCCAAACATCATTTTGGTGTGTATAGTTCCACCGATTTTTCTATCGTATGAACCATCTTCATTCCATTTAATTTCTTTACCTTTTAATGCTCTACGAACAGCTTGCTCATCAGTAACAGGTTCTAAACCTTTAGCTATAAATATATCTCTCATTTTGCCGGAAACCTCTACATAATACCCACCCTGCTTTAATTTATCAACTTGATGATTTACTGCTGCTGATTTACCTGCGGATGAACCATCATGTCCTAATGCAACAAACTTCTTACCCGATGGTTTGTGTTTTGCAATAGTTGCTGCATCTATCTCATCATCACCATCCACATCTATTACATCAAAGAAATCACCCTCATCAGGAAGGTCTTCTTTATCTTTCACATTAGAG